TTCCTTTTATATAATCACTCATTAAGCTAAGTATAGGAGATATAATGCCAGGTAAAGGTTATAAGTACAAAAAGAAAATGTCAATGGGTAAAGGAAAGCGTAAAAAGAAATAATGGCTGAATGGCGTGGAATGAAAGTGAAGCTCAATAATCCTACGAGGATTCAAAAGGGCGAACCAGGATATGGTAGAAAGAAATTTAAAGTCTTTGTATCAGATAATGGCAAAGTAAAGAAGGTTATGTTTGGTGACCCTAATATGGAGATTAGAAAAGATAATCCAAAAGCTAGAGCTTCATTTCGTGCCAGACACAAATGTTCCACAGC